CCTCCAGCGGCGCCAACAGCAACACCAATGCTACCACCTAAAGCAAAGTTTGCAATATAAGGTGCTGCAATAACAAGTGCTAATGTTAAAAGTAAACGAAAAGGATTGCCGCTACCACTACCTGGTACGGCTCTATATTCTACACTATCGCTTTCTTGTAATATAACAGCAGACCATTTATCTTGTGGTATTACAACACCATTTACTAAAATATGTATTCTGCTTTTTATTTCATCTGCAACTTTATATTCTGTTTTAATCCAATCAGCTAATTGAATTAATGTTGTACCTGGTAAAATTGGTACTGTAAATCTTTCTGTACGTAATGGATGTGGTACTACATTTAAAATAGTATTCTTATTTTCACTATACTTATAGTATCCTGAAATTCGTTTGTTCCATTTAAATGAATCAAATGATTCAACTGCACTATCCATGCCGTCTCTGGTATGGATAAAATGAGTATCACTAACTGCTACACCAATATGGGTCTCAGAACCCATAATATTAAATAATACTAAGCATCCTTCTATAGGAGTTTCTATTTTTTCCCAGCCTTCTTTGTATTGAGCAATTAAATCTTGCATACGTAGATTATCGTTTGCTTCGTAATCACTACTAAAGCTAGGTAAATCTATGTTATATTCTTGTTTATATACAAGGCGAGCTAATCCCCAGCAATCAATGCCGTTTATATCTCTACCCTTATCTTTAAATGGGATGCCTATATATTTATTTGACCACATTAGAACATTCCTGGAAAATATGCTGGTGAAAAACTATGCATAGGAAACGGTTCACGTTCGTAATCTATCATAGCTACCTCTGCAGTTACTGTTTGTGAATTATAATTAAAACTAGTAATATAGAAACCGCTAAATGAAGCTTCAATAATATTTGGAGATTTAGTTAATACTAGTTCCATTTTTAATTTACATGGAGCAGTAATACTTCTAATTATAGGTGTAAGAGTTCTTGTAACATCATGCATAGTTATACTACATCTTGGCGCTTGTGCTTCTTCTTCTGTAGGTAAACTTACTTCCATAGGTAAAAATACAAAATTTTCGCCATTGCTAGTTACACCATAAATTACTTCATCAGCAGTTTCACTAATACGCGTAGTAAAACCGTCCGATAATCTAGCTATAACTGTATTAGTATTAACTGGATCATAGACGGTTAGTAAGAAAAGTAAATCGCTATCCGCATCTGGTGAAAATACAGCTCGGATAGCGTCTGGTGACATTGTAGCTAATCTACTCATGGTAATATTTCTAATTGCATTGATACTGACCAGTAACCTGGTGCAATATATGTAGTATTATAAAGAACGCCTTCGCTTTGTGAAATTATTCTGGCTTCTACTGTTTGTTGAGTTCTTGGGTGAGGAAATCCAAATCTAGCAACACCTTTAATTGTGTTTGTAACAAAATTTTCAAGATAACCTACTTGTTGAGTAGTCATAATAAAACTCAATTGCATTGTACTTGGTTTTTTGCCGCGATACCTTTGTTTTGCTGGACCAGCATCCATTGGAGATCTAAGTAATAGAACTCCGCTGGATTCTGAGTATCCTTTTTGTGGACTTTGTGGAATATTGGCTGGCCAAATATATGTATATGCCATAATTATCTCCTAATTAGCTGAGGTTGTAGTCCAAATGTTCCGCGAATAGCTTTTTGAGATTGGCTACCATTTCTTGCTATTTCACTTGCAGTCATTTCTCCCACAACTACTTCTACTCTACGATTACCACGACTATCTACAGTTTCCGTGGCTTCAGCTTTCTCATTAGAATAGTTGTTAACAACTACATCTACTTTACTACCACCACCTTGAACACCTAAAGTACCATTACCATCACGCTTTAGGGGCATGATTGCTTCTGGTCCTGCTTCACCCATTAATCCTGTACCTTTAGCAAACTTGAATAGTGTTGGTTCAGTTACAATACTGTTACTAAACATTCCGCCTTGAGCAAACTTTTTAACGCCCGCATCATACACTCCGCCTTTAGCATTAAAATCTAGCGGATCATTTCCACCACCTTGTGTACCTAAACGACTTGCTGGAGTTTCAATACCGCTACCAAATACTGAAGTAACAAATGACAACAATCCTGGTCGCGCTGCAGCATACATAGCAGTAGCTTGCAGTTGCATTTCATAACGAATCAACCCTTCAATCATACTATCAATTAAGCCGCCAAAATTCATCTTACCAGTTTTAGCAAACTCTACCATAACGTCAGCCATACCTTGGAAAGCTTTCTCAAATACGTCTCCATAAGCCAATGCTCTTTGAGAATATTGTGCATCTTCTAAGGATAATTTGCGTTTAGCTTGAGCAACTCTAGTGATTCCGTTATATTCTGTTTCATAACGTTTACTCATATTTGCCATATCCTGTTCAATTTCAGCTCTGCGCGCTGCACCTTCTTGACCAGGCTTAGTATTTACATACTCTTTTACAAGTCTATTTACTTCTTTTAAATAGGTGATTTCTAAATTAGCTAATTTACTAGTTTCTTCTTGTTGCTGTTTATCAAGATCTAATTTTAACTTTTTGATAGCTAGTTCATCAGGATCATAACTACGACGCTTTTCAGCAAGTTGTAGTTCTATGCCTTGAACTTCTAAACCATCGCGCTGTAATATATTAGCAGTTTCTAGGTTATATAAACGATCATTTAGTGCTCGCTCTTCTTTAGCAAACATACGATTATTTATTTCTAATTTTTCTTTTAAGGCTGAAGCATCTTCTTTATTGTTTTTCTCAGTTTGAATACTCTTCTTTTTACTAGCTTCTAATATATCATAATTAGTTTTTAGTTCTTCTACACCTTTAGTAATTCCAGCCTTTTTAAGCCCTGCAATATATTCGTCTTGATTAATACGATCTGTATTGATCTTATTAAGTTGCAAATTATATTGAAGCGTAGTTTGTTCGTCTTCTAAAGTTCTTCTTCTTATTGCTTGCAATTCTGTAAGATATCCATTCTGTTGCTGTAACTGATCTATTTGTTTTAGTTGAGTATCTACACTCATCAGTGTTAACTTTAAGTTATCTTCAACCATTTGATTGTTTTCGTCTCTAACTCTTGCTTCAGTTTTTAGATCATTTAAATTTTCACCTGTCTTAATTTTTGCACGCTGTGCTTCAGTTTCCAAAAACTTTTGTACACCTGCACGCATTTCATTTAATCTTGTGATATAAGCAGGAGCATCTTTTCCAAATTTTTGCACATCTGCGTTAATATCCGCAAGCAAAGTTTTAGCAGTAGGAGAACCTTTACCTCTAGCACCACTAATAAACGATTGATAATTTGCGGTAAGAGTTGCTTCTGATTCAAGTTGTGGTATAGTTGAACGAGCTGCATCTTGTGCGGCTATACCCTCAGCACTTCTCATAGCCCCATTAGCAAGTCCTTTTGCCGCAGCAAGATTAACAGCAGAAGTATTAGCCATTAAAGCAGCAGTATTCATATATTGTGCACGAAGCATATCTTCTTGCAGCTTTAGCATGTACTTTTGCTGATCAAATTCTCGTTTATTTATTTCAGATTCTATTCTTGCAACTCCAGGTACGCTACCTATCATGCTTATAATACCACGAGCTAAATCAATGCGAGCTTTTTCAAAAGCATCTGCTAGTGCTCTGCTAATTAATGCACTGCCTTTAATAAATGCGTCAACGGCCATTTCTCTAAATTTAGGGCTATTCATTAACTCTGCGATTTTTGCACGTTCTTCTGTATCTTTTTTAGTTAATAACCTAATTTCTTCCTGCTTCTTATCCATTCTTTCATAAGCAGCTTCTGCGGCATCTAGTGTAGCGAGAGCAGTTACATCACCATTTGCCATAGCTGATTCGCGATCAAGGCCAGCAGCTGCTCTATTTAGCTTCTCGTATTCAAGTGCTAAAGGTGCTAATTCATCTCTACCTTTCTTTAATGCAATAGCTGTTTCGCCATGTTTTTTATTAATAGCATCAATTTCAGGTTTAAGACGGTTTAATTCTTCTACTATTTTTGGGTCAAAAATACCTAATACAGCAGTATCTTCTAGTAATTTTTTCATACTATTGATACCAGCTATAGGATCTGCTAACGCTCCTACCATTTTAACAGAACTAGAAAGCATGTCATCACCTAATTTTGTAAGAGGTGATTGATCTAACGAAGATTTTACAAAATCTTTATACGTGTTGCTTAATTTTTGTATGCTTTCATCAAATTCTGTACTACGGCTAGCAACTATACTTTGCTGGTCAGCAACTTTCTTTAAGTTTTTTTCTATTTGCTCAACCTTTTTAGATGCTTCTGGCCCACCTTTTTTAATTGCTTCTAACCAATCAATTTGTGAGTCACCAATAGCACCTAATTCAGAAGTAACTGTTTTTAGTGCAGTTTCACGAGCTACGTCACTATCAATACTTGCAATAGTTTTAACAATACTTTTTACGCTACCTTCAGCAAATTTACTTAATTGATCTCTGCCTATTAAACTTGCTAAATTATCTGTAAATCTATCCCAACCTGTGGTAGCTTTATCTAATTCTTGAAATTTTTCACGTAAGGTTGTTAAACCATCAACTAAGCCCTGTACTGCGTTAGCTTGAGCAGTTAAACCTCTAGCGCTAAATACTTGACTAGAATCTATTTTTGATAAATATTCTAAAGTACGTCCATAAGTTTTGATTGACTCTTTGGAAGCATCTAAAGCTTCCGTAAAAGCTTTTGCCTGTTCTTCATTTTTAGTAAACCACGAGTCAATTAACATAGCAATACCAGCAATTGCTGTAGCTAATCCTATGTATCCTTGTATTGCACTAACAAAACCACTAACAGCTGTTGTAGCAATGGTAACGGCTCCACTAATACCAGTCATGGTTTTACGAATCGGCCCCATTTCCGATTCACCAATATTTTTCTTTAATTCTTGAAATGCACCAAATACTCCAATAGTACTAGTATCAGTACTTGCACTACTTATTATTTGTTTTTGCTGTGCTATAGCTATGGCACGTTTAGCTCTTGCTTCAGCTTGACCGCCTGCTGATAGTATACTTTGTTGTGCATTTAATTTAGCTGTAGTATCTGCGACAGCTTTACTATAGGCTACTTCAGCGTCTTTACTGGCTTGAATTGCTTTTGCTGCGGTATAGTAACGTTCAGCAATGTCTAATTTCCCTTGTTTTTCGTAACGAGCACCTACTTTATTTAAGTAATCTAATTCTTCTTTAGTTACTTCTTGGCTAGCTTTTTTAAGGATTTCCGCCCCTTTAGTAGCTTTGCCAAAACTACTGCTGCGTATTGAATCAATCTTTTTAGCTGCGGCATCTACTGCAGCAACTTCTTTTTCTGCAGCAGCTTCTGCTAATGCTGTAACTTTATTTGCTTGTGAAACCTGAGCAGCTTTAGCATCTGCAACACGTGCTTCGGCGGCTTTAGCCGCAGCTGCGGCACTAGATACTAATCCTTCACGATATTGAGTAATTGCAGGTATAGCTTGTTTTACAAGTGTAGTAGCTAAAAATGCAATGCCTGCTGTTAAGGTTGCAGGGCTTTGACTTAAACTATTTAATAGCGGCCCTAATACTTTATTTACCGTTTCTAGTCCATTTTGAGCTAAGTCTTTTAAACTAGCTAATAATTTATCATATGGATTAGTAGGAATATTGATTGCGGCAAATTTATCAGTGCCTTCTTTTAATACTGCATTAGCAAATGCTTGACGTTTTTCAAAGTCTGTTAGTGCA